TGGCGACGCTTGAAGATCGCCGAGCTATCAGCCGATGGCACTGATGGGGAACGCTCATTCAAACAAGAATATCCCATGAACGCCGCCGAGGCTTTCCAGACTAGCGGCACCGCTGGCCTTGTCCGCCCTGATGTTGTGGTCAAAGCGCGCAAGGCAGAGGTTAATGGCTCAGGCCCGCTAATTGTCGGCGTAGACCCGTCAAGGGGCGGTGACAGGTTCTCGATGGTCAAGCGCTGGGGCCGCAAGGCTTACGACATCAAGAGCTGGAAGGGCGACGCTGTGGATAAGTTGGGTAAGGCCGTTTCCAAGTGCGTTGCCGTACTGGATGAGTCCTGCCCCGTCGCCGGGAAGGTGCCGGATATGATGTTTATAGATGCAGGCGGCGGCGCTGATCTGGTGGACAGGCTGCACGAGCTTGGCTATAAAGACCGCGTAAAGGCTATATCCTTCGGCGCATCACCGCTAAACGATGCCAAATATCGAAACAAGCGCGGCGAAATGTGGGGCGAGTGCAACCTATGGCTGTCTGATGAGAACCTAGAGGTTCAGATACCGGACAGCGACAGCCTACAGGCCGACTTGTGCGCCTCGCCTTACGATAGGGACAGCCATGATAGGATTGTGCTGTGGAAAAAGGATAAGATAAAGAAGGAATATGGCTTCTCGCCTGATGAGGGCGATGCGCTTGTCCTGACGTTTGCCGAGCCTGTGAGTGCTGAGAAGGCAAAGAAAATCAACTTTAAGGGGTGGGGCTGATGCCTAACTATAGCGATCATAGCGACGTGCTAAAGATGCTGGGCGATGCCCAGGATGCCGACAAGGACAACCGCGAGCGAGCGCGTGAGGCGCACCTATTCGTTAACAAGCGCGACGGCCAGTGGGAGCAATACTGGTGGAACGCTAACGCCGGGAAGCCCCGCTACACCTTCGACATGACCGGGCCGGTCATCGACCAAATCTCCGGCGAAATGGAACAGGCCGACTTCGACATCAAGATCAAGCCAGCGGGCGGAGCGGCCACCAAGGACAACGCAAAGATCCTAGACGGGCTTGTCCGCAACATCGAAACGATGTCCAGCGCATCAGCCATCTACAACCGCGCCGGGCGCTCAATGGTTACTGGTGGCATCGATGGATGGCGCGTCGTACAGAAGTACGTCGACGATAACAGCTTTGACCAAGACCTAGCCATCGAGCCAATCGGCAACTTCGTGGACCGCGTGTGGTTTGACCCAGGCTCCGAGCTTCCAGACCGCAGCGACAGCCGCTACGCCTTCGTCTTGCAGGCATTCACCAAGGATGAGTATGAGGAGAAATGGCCGGAAGGCTCCGGCACATCCGTCAGCGACAACCGGAACGGCGAGGCATACTACAACAAAGCCGATATGATCATGGTCGGCGAACTGCTCTACATCAAGCAGAAAGAGCGTGAGATCGTCCTGATGAGTAACGGGGCCGTCTACGAGGCGGACGAAGACTTTAAGGCTGTAGCTGATGACCTTGCCGCTGCTGGCGTCACCGAGTCGAAGCGCCGCAAGCGTAAGGACAACATCGTCTATTCCCGCCTGTTCGACAATAGCGACTGGCTCAGCGATGAGAAAGAGACAGTGTTTAGCTATATTCCTGTCGTGCCGACCTACGGTAACTTCTCCGTCTTTGAGAACAAGATCCTTTACTGGGGCGCAGTTGAAAAGCTGATCGACTATCAGCGCGTGTATAACTACGCCAAGAGTCGTGAAATTGAAGAGGGCGCATTAGCCCCGCGCGCTAAGTATTGGATGACCGAGACGCAGGCGGCAGGCCATGAGGATACGCTTGCTACCCTCAACACGAACTCCGACCCGGTGCAGGTTTACAACGCCGACCCGCAAGCGCCTGGCGCACCGCAGCAGAACGGCGGCGCAGCTATCAATCAGGGGCTGATGACCGTCTCGGAGTCCATGCGTCAGGGCGTGGCTACCGCTGCCGGGTTGTTCGCTGCCAACATGGGCGACAATCCCGGCCTACAGTCCGGCGTGGCTATCGAGAAGTTGCAGCGCAAGGGCGACACCGGGACGATCAAGTATTTTTCGGCGCAGGAGGCGGCAATCAGCCACACTGGGCGAATTATCGTCGATGCTATCCCGAAGGTTTACGACACCGAGCGACAGGTGCGAATCCTCAAGGAAGACGGCTCCTTCGATGTTGCCACGCTTAACCAGCGCGTTATCGACGCGGCTACCGGCGAGATTATCGAACTCAACGACCTGTCGGCGGGTAAGTACGATGTTACCTGTAGCGCCGGGCCTGCCTTCCAGAATCGCCAGCAGGAGACAGTCTCGGCACTGGTTGAGGTGGCCCAGGTTGACCCGTCAGTCATCCAGATGGGCGGCGATGTGCTGCTAAACAACATCGCAGCGCCTGGCATGGACCTAATCGCCGAGCGCAAGCGTGCCCAGCTGTTCCAAGCTGGCATGATCCCGCAAGAGCAGATGACCGAGCAGGAATTGCAGCAGATGGCGGCGATGCAGCAGCAGCCGCAACAGCCTGATGCCATGATGGTTGCTGCCCAAGCCGAGCTAATCAAGGCGCAGAACGAGCAGCAGAAGACGCAGATTAGCGTCCAGGAGAAGTCGGCAAACATCCAGCTTGCCCAGCAGCGCGAAAGCCGAGAGGATGCCAAGTTCGCGCAATCCGCGCAGCACGACAACATCACCGCCGCGCAGAATCAAGAGAAGCTGAGTCAGGCCGACCAGCAGGCGCAGTTTAACCAGATGATGCAGATGCAGCAGCAGCAGATGGCGCAGAATGCCGCTATTATCGACGCCTTCCAGAAGCAGGCGGAAACCCTCAAGACGCTGCGCGAGGCTATCGGGGCGGATACCATCGTCGGCCCCACGAATATGGAGGCCTACATCAATCAGGCTGACCAAATCACCGAGAGCCAGGAGCGCGCAGGCTTTGAGCAGGATGGCGATGAGCGCGAATAACCAACCGCTTGTGGATAACCTGTTGACCAGCTGTTAGCATATTGTTAATAACTTGTTGATAAGTAATCTCTGTGGTATATAGTTATCAACACCGTACTGGGCGGAACCCCAGGCAACTACTCGAAAGAGGCCATGATGAGCGAAAGCGAAGCGATGCAAGCCGCTGAGGCTGGCGACCTTGAAAGCCAATCCATTGATAGTGGTGAGGCCGTAAACGAGCCAACCGAAGCGGAACAGGCGGAAACGCCTTCCGAGTCATCGACGGATAGTGGAGAACCCCACGAACAAAAAATCACGTTCTCTGCGGAACAGCAGAAGGTGATCGACGATCTGGCGGCTAAAAAGACGTTCAAGATCCGAGAAGCCGAGCGCGAGGCCGAGCAGCTGCGACAACAGTTGCAGGAAGTCAGCGCAAAGCTGCCGCAAGAGAGCAGGCCGGAAGTGCCGCCTATTCCCGACCCATATGATGATGATTATCAGGGGAAGCTACAGGCACGGGACCAGGCGCTACTAAAGGCCGCTGAGTACGACGTGCGGCAGCAGGTATTGCAGCAGCAGCAGGCCGAACTCCAACAGCAACAGCAGCAACAGGAGCAACAGCAGCTAGTAGAGAAGGCTTCGGCCTACACTGACAACGCGAAGAAGAAGGGCATCGCAGCCGATCAGCTGCAAACAGCTGGAAACGTGGTTGCCTCCTTCGGAATCCGCGATGACGTGGCAAGCGAAATGCTAAGCGATGTGGACGGCCCATTGATGACCGTCTACCTTGCAGCCAATCCGCACATGATCGAGCAGCTTAACAGCGCGAGTGCAGTGCAGCTTGGTAGCGTTTACGCAAAGGTTAAAGCCGCCTCTGCTGGCGTTGCTCCGAAAGCGACCAGCGCCCCCGAGCCTGTCGATACCCTTAGCGGTAGCGGCGTGGTCCCTAAAGAAAGGGGACCGAAAGGGGCAACATACGAATGATAGAGGATTAACACATCATGGCTAATAATTTCGACAGCAACTTTACTCGACAGCTGGCGCGCGTCTTCCTTGAGAAGTTCGATAGCGCCCGCGTACTTTCCAAGAACGTCGACACCCAGCTGCTCAGCGGCAAATTCAACCCGGCTACCGGCGATACCGTCGACTTCAAGCGACCGACTGATTACGTTTCCCAGCGTAGCTCTGATGGCGACATTTCCGGCGGCAGCGCATCGGACATCATCACCGGCAAGGCTTCCGGCACCGTGCAGGATTATTTCTCTGTCGAGGTGAACTACTCCGAGGCTGACGAGGCGATCAAGATGGACCAGCTCGATCAGCTGCTGGCTCCTGCCGCTACCCGCATCGTCACCGATATGGAGCTGGACTTCGGTGCCTTCATGATGAAGAACTCCGGCCTGCTGGCTGGCACCTACGGCGAAGCTGTCGCAACCTGGGACGAAGTTGCCGAGGCTGGCGCTGTTATGCAGGCTGCGGGCATCCCGATGGATGATCGCTGGTGCTACGCGGTCAACCCGTACACCCAGCGCGCACTGGCATCCAATCAGCGCTCCTTGGGCGCTGGCGGCACTGCTGGCGGCTTGGTCACTGAGGCCCATGAGCGCGCCATCATCAGCGACAACTTTGCCGGTCTTCGCGTGCTGACCGCCACCACCTTGGCGAAGCATACCCAGCCCGCTACCGGCGACCGTGTCGGCGCTCTGGCCGCTGACCCGACCGTCACCTACCTGGCGCACAAAGACACCATGGTCCAGACCATGAGTATCAGCGGCGTCGGCACCTTCACTGGCACTATCCCGGCTGGCACTGTGGTTCAGGTAGAAGGCCGCAACCGCCTTAACCTGTCCACTCGCCAGGCGATTGTCGACGAGACCGGCGCTAATGTGCTGTATACCGGAGTCCTGACCGCTGATGCCTCGTTTACTACCGGCGCAGGCACTATCTCGGTATCCGGCCCGGCGATCTACGAGGCGACTGGCGCTTACAACACCGTGGACTCTGCCCCGGTAACTGGCGATGTCGTCAACTTCCTTGGTGCCGACTCCACCACCTACCAGCCAAACCTGTTCTGGCATAAGCAGGCCTTCTCGATTGGCGCGGTCCCGATGGAAAAGCTGTATTCCACCGATACCGTCGCCACCACCGAGGATGGTTTGCAGATTCGCGTCTCCAAGGGCGCGAGCATCCGCGAGAACAAGCAGATCGTCCGCTTCGACCTGCGCCCCGCTTACGGCGTGATGAATCCCTTCTTCGCCGGTCAGGGCTTCGGCGTAGCCTAACCTTGAAGGGGCTTCGGCCCCTTCTCTCTTAATCGCCTTAGCTTTATGATAGGGTGATTAACAGAGAACCCATCAATCAAGAGGCGCGCA